TGGGAAACCCATACGAAATGTTCTGGACAGATGTCGGTGATCGGAGAGGATTCACCATCTTTGATACAGAAACTCTTGAACATTTTCACGTAGATAATCCATATAGATTATTCTATAATATCTACTATGAAGATACTGATCATCAAACATTTGATGCCCGTGAATATGAGAACAAGATTGTAAAGGTTATTGTTAGGAAAAAAACTGACATCAAAAAGTTTGAGAAATTTATTGATAAACTTTATGCAGTGGGAATTGCAGAATTAAAAGTAACTGAGAATTTTAATTTTGCTGGATGGTATGGTGATGATGAATTTGATCCTCTTGAATCAGAAGATACCATTTCTATTTTAAACAGATACATTGAAGAAGCAGAAGTGTCTCTTGATAAATCTCTGGTAAAAAAAATTATGCAAGAAGTTTATCAGGAAGCTTGTGAGTTGATCTAATGTATATCCTAACCATCTACGGAAAAGAAACTGAGGGTGCATACTCTGTATCAGATGACAATGGAGAGGATATCTTATATCTCTTTGAGGATGAAGATGATGCCACAAGATATGCTATGATGTTGGAGGATGATGGAGCACCTGAAATGCACATCATTGAAGTTGAAGATAAAATTATGATAAAGACTTGTGAGATACATGATTACAAGTATACTATTATCACTAAGCACGACGTTGTAATTCCACCTAAAGAAGAAGAACATGATTTTATTTGAGACAGTTCGTTGGAAGAATTTTCTCTCTACGGGCAATCAATATACTGAAGTTGATTTTACTAAACATCATACAAACTTGATCATTGGAACAAATGGTGCTGGTAAGTCTACTGTTCTCGATGCTTTGACTTTTTCTTTGTTTGGAAAACCTTTTCGTAAAATTAATAAACCTCAACTGATAAACTCTACAAACGAAAAGGATTGTAAGGTAGAGGTTTGTTTTTCTATTAATAATACTGATTGGAAAATTGTTCGTGGGATTAAACCAAATGTATTTGAGATTTGGAGAAATGGTTCTGTAATGGATCAGTTTGCCTCAGCCGTAGATCAACAAAAGTGGTTGGAGCAAAATGTCATCAAAATGAATTATAAATCATTCACCCAAATTGTTATTTTGGGTAGTAGTGCCTTTGTTCCATTCATGCAACTGTCTACTAACAATCGTAGAGAAGTGATTGAGGATCTTCTTGATATTAAAATTTTCTCTACAATGAATAGTCTTCTCAAAGAGAAATTACGTGATCAAAAAGATAATGTAAAAGTATTGACTTTGAAGAAAGAGTCTCTAATGGATAAGGTTGAGATGCAAGAAACCTTCATTGGAGAACTTGAAAACAGAGGAAAGCAAAATATTAAAGATAAAGAAACTAGTATTCAAAAACTTCTTAATGAAGAGAATAATTTGATGAACGATAATGTTAAACTTACAGAAGAACTTGATGATTTTGAAAAATTATTAAACGTTCATGTTGGTGCCACTGAAAAACTTCGTACTCTTGGTAATCTAAAAGGTAAGATTTCTAATAAAGTATCAACAATTACTAAGGAACATAAATTTTTCACAGAGAATACGGTCTGCCCTACTTGTGGACAGGATATAGAAGAGACCTTCAGAATAAATAAAATTACCGACGCTCAAAATAAAGCTAAAGAGTTGCAATCCGGTTATAAGGAACTGGAAGAAGCGATTAATAAGGAAGAAGAGCGAGAGCGTCAATTTTTACACTTAAGTAAGGAGATTACTTCCCTAACGCATGGCATTTCTAAAAACAATACTGAAGTCTCTGGATGCCAAAGACAAGTCAGAGATTTGGAATCGGAAATTCAAAAAATTACCGATCAACTTGCAAATAGAAATATTGAAGATGAGAAGTTAACAACATACGACGAACTCGCTCAACGTAAGGACACGATCAACTACTACGATTTTTCGTATAGCTTACTAAAAGACGGTGGAGTAAAGTCCAAAATCATTAAGAAGTATCTACCGCTGATAAATCAGCAAGTTAACCGTTATCTTCAGATGATGGATTTCTATATCAACTTCACACTTGATGAGGAATTTAACGAAACCGTCCAGTCCCCAATTCACGAGGACTTCTCATATGCTTCTTTCAGCGAGGGAGAGAAGATGAGAATTGACCTGGCACTGTTGTTCACCTGGCGTGAGGTGGCACGGATGAAGAACTCTGTCAATACTAATCTGTTGATTATGGATGAGGTGTTTGATAGTTCTTTGGATGGATTTGGAACGGATGAGTTTATGAAGATCATTCGTTTTGTCATCAAGGATGCCAATATCTTTGTGATATCTCACAAAACAGACTTGCACGATAAGTTTGAAAATGTCATAAGGTTTGAGAAAGTAAAAGGTTTCTCCAGTATGGCGTCTGGACTGTGAAGAAGAATTGCGTTACTTGACGATAACGTTAAATTTAACAAAAACTTCATTAAGTTAGCATACGCTGACTAAATATTAGTAGAATTGAGAGGCATGAATGATTTAAAACCCATTCGTCATGAATACGATACACGGAGAACATTATGCATAATCTGTTATCACATAACCAACTGGCAGGATGGAAACAAAGTGTTATGAGACTTGAGAAAACTTTGGACCGAACCGTAGAGGAGGCCGATGTAATTAACGATTATTACGATTGTTTAATAGAATGTGATGAGTCGCAATCAACTTGTAAAAAAATTTGTAGGTCAATTTTAAAAGATTAGAAAAGCACAAGGACACCTGGAGAACTGTCACCTAATACCCCGGCCGGAAGGTCGGGGTTTGGTATTATAGGGTCATACAAGAAAAAACACATGGCAGTCAAGCACGAAATCAAATCCCAACTTGCTAAACTCCTTGCTACTGAAGACCTGATTGTAGAGCACAAGAACTGTGAGACTGCTTGCTTCAATGTCCACACCCGTGTATTGACCCTGCCTATGTGGGAAAGGGCAAGCAACACTGTTTACGACCTCCTGGTGGGACATGAGGTTGGTCATGCACTTTTCACCCCTGATGAGAACTGGTTGGAAAAGGTGGCAGTTCCTCCCCAGTTTGTAAATGTGGTTGAGGATGCAAGAATTGAGAAGTTGATGAAAAGAAAATATGCTGGACTTTCTAAAACGTTTTTCAATGGATACCGGGAGCTCAATGACGAGGACTTCTTCTCTATATCTGATGGGAATGTTGATGATTTTAATCTTGCTGATCGTGCAAATCTATACTTTAAGGTCGGTAATTTTTTAGACATCAAGTTCACCGAAGAAGAAATGGCAATCATTCGTATGATCGAAGGTTGCGAGGATTTTGATGATGTTTTGCTGGCAGCAGAAGTTCTGTATAAGTTTTGTAAAAAAGAACAAGAGAAAGAACAAGAAAATATTCCTGACACACCCATGCCTGCTGAGATGGGTGGTGAGTCTGATCAACCAGCAAGTGAATTGGTAGAACAACCTCAAGATTCTTTTGAAGGAGGTGAAGGATCTGGTGATGATAATTCTGGTGAACAAAGTATAACCGGAGATCAACCTGCTAGTGCTCCTTTGATTGAAGAACCAGAGGTGCAGACTGCTGATGCTCTCCAAGAAAATTTGCAAGATCTTATAAATCCAGACTCAATGGAGAATGTCTATGTTGAAGTTCCTAAGGTTGATCTGAAGTATATTATTGCTCAGAACAATGAAGTTCACAAAGATATTGATATGTGGTTCAATCATCAGAAGAATGAGTGTTCCGTCAATATTTTTGAAAGAGTTGACGAAGAGTTTGTTAAGTTCAAACGTAACGCACAAAAAGAAGTCAACTATCTGGTGAAAGAGTTTGAGTGTCGCAAGGCAGCAGATTCCTATGCCCGTGCCACCACGGCTCGCACTGGTATTCTTAATACTTCCAAACTGCACACCTACAAGTACAATGAAGATCTTTTCAAGAAAGTCTCTATACTTCCTGATGGTAAGAACCATGGTCTGATTTTTGTTCTTGACTGGAGTGGTTCCATGAGCCGTGTGATGTTGGATACGATCAAGCAACTCTACAATCTGATCTGGTTCTGTAAGAAAGTTTCTATTCCCTTTGAGGTTTATGCTTTTACTAATGAGTGGAAGAAACCTGAATATGATTATGAAACAGGTGAGGTAATCAACCCGGCAGATTTTACCTGTTCATATGAAAAGAAAGAAAATCTCCTTGCTGTGAGTGAGCATTTCTCTTTGATGAATTTGTTGACTAGCAAAACAAATGGTAAGCAACTTGAACATCAGATGATCAACATTTGGAGAATTGCTAGAGCATTCTCTAATTTCTATGGAGCACCTTACTCTGTTCCCACCCGCCTAGGATTGTCTGGTACTCCTTTGAATGAGGCATTTGTCTGCCTTCATCAGATTCTTCCTCAGTTTCAGAAGCAGAACAAACTACAAAAGGTTCAGTGTATTGTTCTGACTGATGGTGAAGCAAACCATCTTTCCCGTCACGTTGAGGTGAAGCGTCACTGGGAGAATGAACCTTACATAGGGTGTCGTCAGTTGTCTGGTGGTATTACTTTCCTTCGGGATCGTAAGACTGGTAATACCTACCAAGTTCCCTATGGTTGGCATGGTTTCTCTGATCTGATGCTCCGAAACCTTCGCGATAACTTCCCCACTGTAAACTTTGTTGGTATTCGTGTTCTTGAAAGTCGTGATGCAAATCATTTTATGAAGCTGTATGCTGTTCCTGGTGCTGATCTCTGTAAAATTCAAAATGATTGGAAAAAACTTCGTAGTTTTACCATCAAGACCTCTGGATATCATGCATACTTTGCGCTTTCAGCAAATTCTCTTTCACAAGAATCAGATTTTGAAGTCGATGAAGGTGCAACCAAAGCAAAAATTAAGTCTGCATTTATCAAATCTCTTAAGACTAAGAAACTAAATAAGAAAGTTCTTGGCGAATTTATTTCTTTGGTTGCATGAGTAGAAGAGACGGTCTACGATTAAAACACATTGTGTTAGAAGATACCAAAGAAGTTTTGGTAGTATGCACCAGTGCTATTACTGCAATGGGTATTGGTGCCATGGTAAAAAGATACTATCCTGGATATGCTGCAAAAATAATTTCAGAAAATTATTACCGGCAGATGACAGACGACTAACTGTCCACAGGGGTCCTTAGACCCTTTCTTTTTGCCTTATAATACCTTCAGTACAAACAAAACAAATGGCACTCTCTCCTGAGTACATCCGCACCTCACTCCAAGCACTTTATGGTTCAGAGTTTACCGCTGCTGATGTTCGTGCATGGTGCATGATGAATGATACAAACTATCAAACTGTTACTAATAAATTGACTGATTGTAAGGTTGGTCGCGGTAAGTGGAACCTTGAGGTAACAGAAAAGAAAGTACAAGAATTGGAAGTATCTTACACTGCTCCAGCAGCACTGCCTGCAATCGAACAAAACCTTATTCCCACAAAAGATGATTCCTTCGTCAGCTTTGGCAATTTCGGTGATATTAAAAAAATTGTTAAGTCCCGTGTATTCTATCCAACGTTTATTACTGGACTCTCCGGTAATGGTAAAACTTTCTCGGTGGAACAAGCTTGTGCTCAATTGGGTCGGGAACTTATTCGCGTCAACATCACGGTAGAAACAGATGAAGATGATCTTATTGGCGGTTTCCGTCTTGTTAATGGCGAAACCGTCTGGCACAATGGCCCAGTCATTGAAGCACTCCAGCGAGGTGCAGTCTTGCTCCTTGACGAAATCGATCTCGCCTCAAACAAAATCCTCTGTCTTCAGTCTATTCTCGAAGGGAAAGGAGTTTTCCTCAAGAAGATTGGCAAATTCATTACACCCGCAGAAGGTTTCCAAGTATTCGCCACCGCCAATACTAAAGGCAAAGGGTCCGACGACGGACGATTTATTGGAACTAACGTGCTTAACGAAGCCTTCCTTGAGCGATTCCCAGTAACCTTTGAGCAAGAGTATCCCACTGCTGCTACAGAGCAGAAGATCCTTGGCAAACTTTGTGATGATGAGAACTTCTGTAAGCGTCTCTCCGATTGGGCTGACATCATCCGCAAGACCTTCTATGATGGTGGTATTGAGGAAATCATCAGCACCCGTCGTCTGGTCCACATTGTCAAGGCATACAGCATTTTTGATGACAAGGCAAAGGCAATTCAAGTCTGTGTCAATCGCTTCGATGATGAAACCAAGCAGGCATTCCTGGAACTGTATGACAAGGTTGATGCTGACTTTGTGATGCCAGTTGACGAAACTACTATTTCTTGATAAACTATGGTGAACGCATGGAGTCTAGCAAGCTCAATTATGAATGGAACATTTGAGGAAGATTATCCTATGACAGATGATGGAACACTAAATCTTGACAGTATCACCCTTAATCTTGATACTGCAGTTCCAGATCTTCCAACAACAGATAATAATAATGGTCGTTGGAAGTACAATGAAGATGTTGTCCTTAAGGAAGTAACTGAATACTTGGGAATGACTTATCGTTCCCACTACACTTCTAAAGAATCTAAGACCCAAACCTTAGATTTAATTGAAGGTATTGGTGATGCAGAACCATTCTGTAGATCTAATGCCATCAAATATCTTTCTCGGTTTGGTAAAAAAGATGGAAAGTCCAAGCAGGACATCCTAAAAGCAATCCACTACTGTATTCTTCTCTACCACTTTGCTGGTCTCTGTAATGAAAATTCGCAACCCTATGAAACTTTCTGATAAAACCCTTTCTGTCCTAAAGAACTTCTCTTCGATTAATCAATCAATTCTTTTCAAGAAGGGTAAAAAACTTCGCACCATGAGTGTGATGAAGAACATTCTTGCAGAAGCAACTGTTAGTGAAGAGTTCGTTAGAGACTTTGGTGTTTATGATCTCAACCAATTTTTGAATGGAATGAGTCTTCACCAAAGTCCTGAACTTGATTTTGGTAATGATGGATATGTTGTTATCCGTGAAGGTAAAATGCGCTCTAAGTATTTCTTCGCAGATCCTCAAGTAATTGTTACCCCACCCGATAAGGAGATCACTCTTCCCAGTGAAGATGTTTGCTTTGAAGTAAGCACTGATCAACTGGAGAAACTTCTTAAAGCAGCTGCTGTCTACCAACTTCCTGATTTTTCTGCAGTTGGAGAGAATGGTGTAGTCAAACTTGTTGTTCGTGACAAGAAGAACGATACCTCTAATGACTTTGCTATTGTTGTTGGAGAAACTAATGCTGAGTTTTCCTTTAACTTTAAGGTAGAGAATATCAAAGTTCTTCCTGGAACTTATGAAGTAGTTGTTTCTCAAAAACTTCTTTCTAGATTTACTAGCACAAGTCATGATTTGACTTACTACATTGCATTGGAACCAGATTCCACTTTTTCTGCAACAGTATGATTGAAGTAATTGATGATTTCGCTCCTGATGAATATTTCAACCTAATCAAATATGGATGTTTAGGTTGGAATCAGTCCTGGTATTATCAGGAAAATATTACTGCTGGTGTATTTGAAACTAAGGGACTTGGAAAGCATGGATTTAATTGCTGGATAGTACAACAACCAAACGTATTTTGTGATAACTATTCTGCAGGTCTCCTTACAGAACTTCTTGTAACCATGCAGAAATCATTGGGATGTGAAAACATCATGAGATCTAGATTGGATATGACAGTCTATACACCTGGAGGAAAAAAATGTGATGCTCATATTGATAATCCCAATCAACATGTAGCTACAATATTTTATTTAAATGACTCCGATGGAAATACTGTTATTTACAATGAAAAATTTGAAGGTGAAACTAAAATCGATCAAAGTAAGTTGACGGTTCAAAAAGAAATTGAACCAAAAGCAAATCGACTTTTGATATTTGATGGATTATATTTTCATACCGGACATGTTCCACAAAAACATAATACTAGAGTAATATTAAACTCTAACTTTAACTAGATGAATATTTTCGTGACCTCCCCTAGTCCTTGGGAATCTGCCAGGGTGCTACCTGACAAACATATTGTCAAGATGCCTCTAGAGACTTGTCAGATGCTTGCTATTGTATGCTCTGACAAGTGGGGTCATGGATTTGGCACACTTCCTAAAGCAGACGGCACTCCCTATGCCACTGAGAAGGGTGCCTTTCGTAATCATCCTTGTACCGTTTGGGCAAACGACTTTGTGATGAACTGGCAGTGGCTGCTCTCTCATGGACTTGCCATGTGTGATGAGTACACTGCTCGCTATGGCAAGGTTCACACTTGCCACCGCACTCTGCTAGCAGCAAAGGAGATACTGCCCACAGGAGACCCTACAGGACGCTCTGGTAAAGATCCTAAACCATTTGTATTTGCGGGACCTGATGAATTTAAATTTGACACAAGCATTGACACTTTTACTGCTTACAAACGTTATATCGCGTCCAAACCTTGGGTTGCATCTAATTATCTTCGTATCCCATCCCGTAAACCAGATTGGGTATAATCAATGAAACATATTCTCTTTACCTTAAAAGAATGTTCTATTGAGTTGTTAGATGATGAAGAGTTTATTAGAAAACTTTTATATCGCACAACAAAAGAATGTAAGGCAACTCTACTACACCTAGCAGTTCATAAATTTGAACCTCAAGGTGTGACTGGATTTGCATTACTTGCTGAGTCTCATATTAGCATCCATACATGGCCTGAGAAGGGTATGGCAGTGTGTGATGTATTCACCTGTGGGGATACCGCTATGCCAGAAATTGGTGTAGAATATATGAAAGAACAATTAAAGGCAACTGATATTGTATCTAATGAATTTGTTCGACCCTTAGAATGAAGACTACTTTGACAGTTGATGACAATGGGATTCTAACCTTCCCCGATGAACTTCTTGAAAAGACTGGATGGAAAGAGGGTGATGTGTTAGAATGGATTTCTAATAATGATGGTTCCTTTACTTTGATGAAAAAAGAACATGCGTGATGAATTTTTGTGGGTTGAAAAGTATCGACCCAAAACAATTGAAGATTGTATTTTACCAACAAATATTAAGAAGACCTTCCAAGACTTCTTAAATAAAGGTGAGATACCAAATATGCTCCTTGCTGGTCCTGCAGGGTGTGGAAAGACTACGGTAGCTAAAGCACTGTGTAACGAACTAGGAGTTGATTTTTATGTCATCAACGGATCCGATGAGGGACGATTCCTTGATACCGTCAGAAATACTGCGAAGAATTTCGCTTCGACCGTCTCGCTTTGCTCAACTGCAAAACACAAAGTCATCATCATTGATGAGGCAGATAACACAACGAACGACGTACAACTCCTCCTACGGGCGTTTATTGAGGAGTTTAGTAGCAACTGCAGATTCATCTTCACCTGCAACTTCAAAAACAAAATCCTCGAACCCCTCCACTCCAGATGTGCCGTTGTGGAGTTTTCAATCGGAGGAAAGCACAAACCTGCCATCGCAGCCGCCTTCTTCAAACGTCTCCAACAAATCTTGGATACAGAAGGTGTTGAATATGATAACAAGGTCCTGGTAGAACTTGTTAACAAGCACTTTCCTGACTGGAGACGTGTCCTCAATGAGTGTCAACGTTATGCTGCTAGTGGTAAAATTGACTCTGGTATTCTTGCAACCTTTAGTGATGTAAAAGTAAATGACTTGGTTAAGAAACTTAAGGAAAAAGATTTTCCCGAAGTACGTAAATGGGTTGTCAATAACTTGGACAATGATACTTCTGTTCTACTGCGTCGTATTTACGATGCTTGTTATGATTCCATGGTTCCGAATAGTGTTCCTGCTGCTGTGCTTACTCTCGCTAAGTATCAGTATCAAATGGCATTTGTGGCAGATCAAGAAATAAACATGTTAGCTTGTCTCACTGAAATCATGGTGGAGTGTGAATTCAAATGAAATTTAAAGCAAAAGTTTATGTTAGACTGAGAGCAGCAGTTGATGATTCTGCTGGTAATGCTGTAAGGGATGCCTGCAGCAGACTATCTGATTTAAAAATGCAAAAGTTGAGATTGGGTAAGTTGATTGAGATTGATTTTGAGGCACCTGATAAGGAACATGCTGAGAAAGAAATTGAAATGCTTAGTGATAGACTATTTGCTAATGTTGTAATTGAAGACTATGAATGGAGTGTAAATTCAAATGAAAACTAAAGTTAAAGCACAAGTTAAATCAAGGTTCTACTATATCTTCTGGGGAACTGCTACAGTGGCAGTTGTCTTGGGGCAACTTTATGTCGGCACTGGATACCGTGTTCTTCATGGTGGCATACAAGAATTGCTTGATAAGGTTGATGGAGTTCTTCTCCACAAGAATGATAATCCTTACGGGGACTTCTTGTGATTCTAACTGAGGGTGATGCAGTTTATGCTGCAAATAAGTTTATTACTTACTACACTCAGTTCAATCGTATTGATGATTATCTAAGATTTGTAAAAAAAGATCGCATTGAAGATAGGCCTGGATCATTGTTTGGTGCAGACTCTGAATTCTTTGATGCATTTCAAATGTGTCCAAATGATATGAATTTTAAAGTTCATGTTGTTGATACTAATCCTAAAACAACCACTAGGTATAACCAGTGGTTGTATTCAGAGACTCTCAATCTTACAGCATCAAATGCTATTGAGGAGGCAATTCCTGGTAGGACACATAAGTGGATTGTGGAGGAAACGAATACTAACAAAGTCGTTGGTGTTGTTAGGTTTGGATCTCCTACTATTAATAGTAAACCTAGAAACAATTACTTTGATAAAGTTCTTCCTCTGTCTGACATCAATGCTCATTTTGTCATGGGGTTTAATATTGTCCCCACTCAACCTTTTGGGTTT